TTACAATATCTGACCAAGTTCTCGGAATTGCTTTTCTTATTCTTGAGTGCTGTGGGCAAAATATCGGTTTTACGTTTTCAAAATAAAACATATCAAACCTGTAAGAAGTTACTCTATAAAAAGACTCAAGTTTTTTAATTATTTTTTTTAAAATAAACATATTTATAATAGTTCTGGATTTTCAAAAGAGTTTCCCAAAATCTCGAATTCTCCTAGCTGGTGCATGAAAATAAAATTTAATGTGCTACATTGATCTAAAAGCTCAGCCGCAAAAGATCCATACTTAAAAACAATCTTGTATTTTTTTTGTGTCATTATCGGGGTTGGTTTGGCTGGGACGGCTATAATATCATTTTCATAAACATCTGCATTGTTTATATCTTGTAATCCTGTAAATTGAGAAGGAATAAGCATGTCGTCTTTATTGAACAATTCATCAACGGCGCCGCTATATTTATATTTTTCAACGAATGCTTTTCCTGGAGGATTCCAAAATCTGAATTTAATTGTTCTATTCGGCATTTTTTTCATTGTTTGCTTTTAAGTCTTCTAGCCCCAGCGAAAATGGTTCGTTTTCGTTATACGGACTTGGAAAAGCTGTTTCTAAATCGGGCTCGTAAGAACTCATATGAAGCATTGGGCTAAATTCTCCAAAATCAGTTGATAAAAAGGTTTCTGCTGTGTCAATATACATTTCGTCTTTTTTTATCATATCTTCGTATTTTTTATTAAAATCATTTAAATAATGCTGAAAATCGTCAAATTCGTTTTTGTCAGAATTATGAATATAGTCAAATAGCCAATCCTCGCCTTCTTTGGATAAATTCAGGTTTTCAACAAGTTTTGTAAAATACTCTTCTTGAACTTTTTGAAGTTCATTTATAAAGGTTTTTACTTTGTAGATTTCGTCTTCTGGATGCGGTTTATTTGACATATTGTATATTTTGATTTTTTGAATTTAAGAGTCCTTGAATCTGTTCAGCGGACAAATCTTTCGTAATAGCTAATTCGATTAAGCTAAATTCAGCCTTGACGGATAAGTAAGATAAATATTCACTGAGCGTCATCGAAGTAAAAAGCACAATAAGAACCGCAATAAACCCAAGCATAATTGTTTTATCTGTATTTTCTGAATTAGTCATTTTTTATTTTCTATATAATTTTTAAATTCTGTTTTAATTAAAGAAGCTTTTTCGCACAACTTGTAGAGAGTAGTAAAAAGAGCAAATAAAATTAAAAATAATATTAATTTATTATCATAATTTATGAGAAAATAATATAATTTAATTATCTTTGCCTTCCAGGAGGATTCTTCCATATTTAGCTATGGCTTTTAAGGCGTAATCATCTAGTTTGTTCAGACATCCGTCTGCTGATAAGCCGCTTTCGTAAAAAGCGTAATCTTCTAATTGCTCAAGGGGCAGTTTTAACTGCTTCTTTTTCGTCTTTTTCTTTCCAGTATTTTTCTGTGTTTTCATCGCAAGCGGAATAGCCATCTTTCCTGGCTTGTTCATAACATAGCGTTCTATACCAACCGCCTCTTTTGCAAGGCTCTCCACGATCTCCAGTGACTTCGCAAGTATGTGAAGATTTTCTCTCCGCTTCTGAAATAATGTCGTCTATAATATCATTTTCGATCTCATTTGCTCCATATGCGCTTACATAAAAGCGAAGCGTTCCGAATTTTTCTTTGATTTGATCGGCGACAACTTGAACCTCTCTGCCGTCAGAAGAGCATATATTGCAAATATATTGCAATTTATTCATACAATCGTCCAATAAATCATGCCATCCATCTCCACATTCAAGACCAAATGCCATGCATGTACGCTTTGGATCGCCGTGTATATTTACTAGTATTTTAGGATATTTTTCTACAAGCTTGGCTTCAAGTTCTCTTGTCATCTTTTTAGATATGTATTTTTTTTATTGAAAAGTCAATCGTTTTCTTTCCACTTATTTTTTTTATAATCCCAATGCCTACAATCATAAATATTTATTTCGGCTTCTAGCCCAAAAATACTCATTTTGAATCTAATTCCGGCATGATCTCTTCCGGTAAGCTTACAATCAAATTCAATAGAAAACAAGCTATTACTTGAAAAAAAAGTTTCTACTTCCAGATTTTTATTTTTGGAAAGTTGTTTGTGAAAACAGCTGAGTTTGTACCAGAAGTTTGATCTTATAAAAAAATTATAGATTGTGAAATTGAAATACATTTTTACCTACGCATTAAAAAAGCCTTTGTTTTTACTGGCTCTCCGCCTTCGCAATCGTCGTATTCTCCATAATACCATGCTCGGTCGAATGGACCGCATACTTCAATTTGATCTGTCGCAGAAGGGGTTGTATAGCCGCCTTCGTAACCGTCTACAAGAACAAGCGTTTCAGGATCTAGCTTTTGTAATTCTGCAATTAAATCTTTTGCTTTCATTTTTATTAATTTTCGATGATTAGTAGAATAAGCTTCTAAAGAAACATAAGTTATTTAATATATAATCGCATACCCCCCAATCCCTCATTTGCATAGAGTCTTCGTAATCGTTGTCGTATTTATTAATTTTTTTTGAAATTTCTTTCTTGAAATCATTAGAAATATTCTCTTTAAGAAAATTTATGATTTTTTCTAGGTCTTTGTCGTCTAAGTGTAGAGCTATATCTGTTCCGTCATATTTAGATTCATATCCACAGGAAATTTTTAATTCTACAGGAGCCGCATACTTTCCTAAGTTCTTTCCAGAAAAGTCAGAATAATAAACAGCTTCTTCTCTTTCTGCCGGCTTAATTATTTTTTTCATAAGAAATTACTTATTAATTTAGTCCATTGAGTTTTAGATATAGGCTTATTATCGAGTATTGAAAACGCGTACGCAGAATTTTCATTATAGTGACTTTTTATCATTTTGGCTTGTTCTTTTCTTGACTCGACCTTTCTAATGTCGTGAACCATCTCAAGAATATTGTCTATGTATTTTCTTGCATTTTCACCAGAATTGCAAATTTTTTCTATCTCTTTTTTTAATTGAAGGGCTATTTCAAAATCAAATTCTGTTTCTATTTTTTTATAGAAATCTTCGAACTGAGGCATTTCAGAATCAACATAGTATTCAATTAAATTGTTTTGTGAGTTCAATTGCGACTTGACTCTGTGGCAAAATAAGTACCAGTCTGATTTTAATTTGATCCTATTTTGTCCATTATTGTAAGATATAACGATGCCCTCTTTGCCTTTCCAGGATTTTATATTTTCCGCTATTTTAGAAAGATTTTTAGTGTCTAAAAAATTATAAGACCGAGGCATTGGTATTGGGCCGACTTTTCTCCAAATATTAGTCAGATCAGAAGAAGAAACCACGCACATTCCATTTTTATTAATTGCGCCTAAAAAGAAGAAATCTATCTCTGGAGGTCTTACAACTATTACATTGTTTGGGGTAATAATTTCAAATAATAAGCTCAGATGCTGGTTTTCTTTTAAAAACTCTAGTACTTTTGGGTATTTCTTAGGAAGCAGCTCGAAGTCTCCTGCGTTTGGTTGAGCGAGATAAGATACGGTTCCTCTCGTTCGCATAGAAAATTGATCATTAACATGATCCGCAATTAAAAGAGAGCCGTCTATTTTGTCTTCACACTTCCAGTCATTGAAGTTGGTAGGATCTGGATAGCATTCTGCTTTTTCTCCGTGATTAAAAAATTTAGGAAAACCAGAAGATAAGACCTTTCCATTTTTATCTGTAACTAGAGAACGGTAGAATAAATTATTTTTATTCCATTTTGCGTCGATCTGTGGCGTTATCAAATAACAATCCAAGCCGCAAAATTTGCTAGCAGCAATGTTAAAAGATTCTTCTAATGGAAAATTTAGCCTCATCAATAGAAATAAAATTTACTGGGTATATTCCCAAAGCTCGTCGATATTTAAAAGTCTTGATACGCATCCATTAACCCTTTCCGACCAATTTGAATGAAAGTGTCCATAAAGGTGCAAGCTGGGACTACATAGTTTAAAGATTTCATCCATTACCGCTCGTTCATCGGTTAAATCTTCTAGTAAATACGCGTCTTCCCTTGCCCATCCATATACCAATTCATTAAATTGTTGAGGGAAGCAATGTGATGGAGCCGTATGGGTCACTAGAATATCAACTTTTTGACAGGCATCTCTATTAAAAACAACCCCCTCCTTTTCCCAATACGAAACTCCAACAGTTCTACCAGTTCTATCGATAGATACTGCGCCACCAATCAATTGAATAAGTTTAGAATTATGTTCAAAAACAGAGTAATCTTCGACTAACTCAAAATTATCTAAACATATTCTATCATTTCCTTTGAAAGCCGAAGGGTCATCATGATTTCCTCTAATAGCATAAAAATTAATATTATTCTGTTTAAATTCTTTATCAAGTAACCCATAAGTTACCATGTCTCGACTTGGGTTAAACCCAACACCTAAATCTCCGACTGAAATAATGTTGGCATTTGAAATTTTTTTTAGTTGTATTTTAAAAAGCAATTCATTCCAATTTCCGTGGATATCACCTAAAAATAATATTTGTTTGTCACCATCCAGATTCTTCTTCATTTTGTGATTGGTAAATCTTATACTCTTTTACCTCTTTTGTCAAGACCTCTTTTAATTTAGCTAACGCTAAATCGTATGAGTCGCATTCTTCTTCAATAGTGTCAATTATATACCCATAATGGCAAACTAAATATTTAGGCGGAAAACCGTAGCTCCACTTGGTTTCAATGTGCCAATGGCAGTCACGATCTTTATGGTGATCTTTTCCAATTAAATGATACCATTCGTCTGTTAGATTTGTTATTTCTTCTATAATATTACTCATTGCTGTCTATCTGGTGGAATGAAGATTTCTTCCGAATGAAAAAACTGATCTTTCCATTTTTTAACATGGGTATGAATATCAATATTTAAAATTTCGGATGCAAATTTTAATATTCTGAGATTAGGCCAGGCTTCTATTCTTGCTTTTAAGATTTCTGTAAGAGCCTCTTCTATAGTTCTATTAGCCATGACTAGAGCAGTAATTCCAATTGCGGTAGATCTAGAGATGCCAGCAAAACAATTTATTCCAAGATTATGCGGCTTGTCGTCCTCGGTAAATGGTTTTAAAAATGAAATAATATTTTGAATATGTTGAGACTGTGGCGCGTCCTGAATTAAGTGCCCCCACTCTGCTCCGTCTTCGTCTGACCAATCGGCAAAAAACTGGTGAAAAAACTTAACATTCTTTTCCTGAAAGTTTTTTCTCATTCTATTTATTTGTTTTCTGTCTTCCTGACCAACAGTTGATACCCATATATTATAGTCTTTATTATTTTTATTAAAGCTATAACTTTCGGCGTCGGCTAGGTTTGTTATTTTGATTTTATTAATCATTTTAATTTATAGGGTTTTTCTACAACAACACAATATAAGGAATCTTTTTCCTCAACTCTCATGCATTTGCCAGCGGGAAGCTTTTTATTTTTAAAAGCCTTATCTATTAAAGTCCAGACATTACTAAACTTATTGCTTTGTATTAAATCTGCAATTTTGGTTTGATATTTGGGCGGAATAGGAAATCTTTTGACTGGCTCCCAATACTCTTTTGTTTCAGTGTCAATTATTTTCGCGTTAGGAATTCCAGAAATATTAAGAACCCCATCCCCGTCTACACCCGTGTCTCTATAGCCATTATTTCGTTGATAGTGAAGATATTCTTCAATAGCTTTTTTAATTTCCCATGCAACTGTTCCGCCTTTCATTTCGGGACAACCAACTCCAAAAGACGAATTGGCATGATCTAAATGTGGTCTATTTTTTTTATTATTCCATTCTTCGCTTTCCTCTACGATATTACCTTTTTCATCATACTCATTATTATATTGATCATAGAATCCACCACGACCATCATATTCTCTTCTAGGGTTAGCAGGAAAAGCCATATACCTAACAGTTCCTTCTATGTGATTTCTTTCATCCCAACTAAGATTTCTATCAGCATAAACCGTGTCCATAGCCATACTGACTTGTCCGGACTGAAGACGGGAGTAAGTTTCTAGAGCGCTGATAAGAATATGTAAGTGTTCTGAATCAAATTCAATTTGAATTCTTTTGTTTTTATTTTTCATATATTCCATGTCGTGGAACTAACGGTATCGCCGCACTGCTCGCATACGTGATTACTATATTCGTAATTATCATAGTGAAAAAGCTCTACAATATTTTCTAAATTAATATTGTTTTCTTCAACTCTTTCTTTCAGCTTAATTAAAAGATAATCAAGGATTTCTTCTTGGGTTTTTTCTGGAAGATCAGAAAGCGAATCCCCGTTGACGGTAAAATCGAACGCAGTGCAGCCAGTCGTTTGCACGAACTTGTACTTAGTACTTATCATTAAGTAGTTTTGACTATCCGCCACCCAAGATTAATAGAGGCAAGCAGATTAAAAGTGTATTTTTTATTTGGTTTTTAACCATTTATTGAATTTTTCAGCATTGTCTTTTAAGTGCTTTTCGCAAGCAGCTTTAGCGGCATCTAATTTTTTATAAAATTCTTTTTTTGTAATTGGAGAGCAATCGTATTCGAGGTTGTTATAAAAAACTCCAGGTATATATTCAGAACGTTCAACAAATTCTTCATTTTCGTAATCATACCACCCCTCGACCTCTATATTATAGACCCATCCTATAACTGGGACCTTGGCAGAGTACCAGCATCCGGATTTGTCATCGCACCAGTTCAACTTCCAATCCAAGTTAATTTTGCTTTTAGATTTCATATTATTGAAATTTATTTGCCACAAATGCACATATACCAAGAACAAAAAGTAAAAATACAATATACCCTATCCAGATTAATAGTGGAGATAACACTAAAATCCACGACCATGCTACATAATCTGTTAATTTAAGCCCTATAAAAAGAACGGTTAGAAGTATTGCTAGTAGTTTCATGATATATTTAATAGATAGTTTATATACTTTTGAAGATCTGTCAAATGTTTTTCTTGAATACCGGAAACTTCTAACTTAGCCGTAGGACCCGAGTAATGAGGCTCATCGTATAGCCTGACTTCGGGGTAGTATCTTAAATCAAAACTAAAATAATCTTCAAATACTGGTATCAAAGCTTCAAGGTAAATTCTTTTATTTTTGGAGTTCTGGCTTCTAAAACCAAATTGCCAAAAATTTGAGCGTTCTTCTCTGTCTGGCTTTTCATTTGCTACAGACATGTCTTTCCAATTGCTTGTATAAACACCATCTGAATACCAAAAACATTCTAAATTGTCAAAACCATGTTCTTTTAGGATCTCTTTAAAACAATCTACTTTTTTAGTTAATTTAATTAGCTCGGGGCTCATTTTTTGATTTTTCGTATTCTTCTAGCTTTTCTTTATAATACTCTAATTCTAATTCTTTTATTCTATCGGCCAATTGATACATTTTAAAGCTCTATCTTTATCAAAAGTCCAAAAACTTGCTAATGTATATCTGATCGCATTTTCTACTTTTGTGACACCATGCCTATGATTACAGTCTCCTAAATGTATAACTAGAGTTCCCGCTTTTGGTGTTATTTCAAAATTATGTTCAGGATAATAAGTTTTTCCTCCTATATAATCATCATTCAAACATATAACACTACCAAAATATCGGTGCTGAAAATTAGATTTTTCGTTTTCATGATCTGACATATCATCACAATGCGGATCTTGTTTCATTTCCGGAAACCATCTAACCAAGTCAACGGTATCTGGATAAGGTATGGATGGCGTATCATAATTATCAATGATTATTTTTTGTAGTTTAAAAATAATATTTTGTATAATTTTGAATATATTATTATCCTCTATAACAGATAAATTAATTGTTCTATTATTCCAAAAAGTATTGGAATCTATTTTTCTCCAATTTTCTGTTTTTTTAACATAATTTAAAATTAAATAAATTTCTTCTTTTGTTAAAAAGTTATCAAATGTTTTTGTTAAAAAATTATTCATTGTTTTCTCTTTCTAAAATTCTAAATTCCGAAGCTCTAATTGATTTTTGATGTTCTTCATATATTGTTTTATCTTCTATATTTTTTAATCCTTTCGTATAGAAAGAATGATTTTGATTTTTTTGTGTTTTTAATTCGTTTCTTTTATTTAACCAATTTATATGTTGTTTATTAAAATCAGAGTTTTCATCTCCTAAACATTCTATAGCGTCAAAACTTTCTAAATACCCTCTAGGGATCGGGAATAAACACGCTAAAGGTTCATCCTTTTCAAATGTTAATGTTTCATTTGCCTTTGTAAGTTTTACATTTAAGGTGAATGTATAGGGTAGCCAATCTGTTTCAATAATTGCTTCTAAAGTATATGCCCCATGTTTAAATCTATTTGTTGGGCATTTTACAAAAAGATTATGGCCTTTTGTGGTTCTAAATATAAAATTTAAACAAGAAAATGTAATGATTCCGTTTCCAAAATGTGATGATATTCCTTTTTGATTTAAAAAATTAACTTCATCTTCATTTTTTGGATAAAAATTAAATTTAATTTGTCCTTCATGGTGTAAATTTCCTGACCAAGTGGCATCGAATTTAACAGGATTAAGAATTTCCCATCCATATCCATTTGCTACATTTAACGGAAGACATTTATACGCATGTCCGTTATTGACATCCATCCAATCTCTTTTCTTTTCTGGTATAACAGTTTTATAAACTGTTTTCTTTTGATCAGGGAGTATCCATTTTGTTATGTTTTTATCTTTTTTCATATATTAAAATTTTGTCAAAATTTTCTTTCTTTTTTTTTATAGAAATCAAGTTCTTGAATTAGCTTATTCTTTTCGCACTCTATCTTGTATGGCTTCATTTGATAGTAGTAAACCTCTGATTGTAGCTCATTTACTCTTCTGGCTAATTCATTTCTTTCTTTTTCAAGCTTTTCGGAAAATTCTACTGGAACCCAGTATTTTTCGCAGCAAACAGTTTTAAATTTAACTTTAAATTGATCAGTTTCTGGCGTGTCGCTCATTTTAAAAATGCTTGTTCTTTTTGTTTAGCCAGTTCTGTAAATGCTCTTTGTCTTTCCTCAGTAGCTTTATCTGCTTTAGGCGTGTCACAAAGTTTTTGAAACATATCGTTTATCATTTTCTGTCTTTGTTTGTGTGTTAAAAATTCTCCACTTCGATGGGAATAGCTCCAGTTGTCGGCATTATTTACTAATTCTTTTATGCCATCATTATTGCCTGATATTATAAATATGTTAATCTTGTGTAGAAAATTCTCGTACATTTCTACTTTCTGTTTAAGAGTTGGTGTCTTCATGTATTTTTACAAGTTTCTCTCCACTTTCATCCCACATATAATCTTCAACCATATTACCAACAATTTCTAAAGAAGCAAGATCTAAATTCATAATTGGGTAATCATTGATATAATATGCACAAGAGTCTGCGCTATATCTAACTTCTCCAAGTTCTTCTCCATTAAGGGTAAAGAATTTTACAACATCTCTTTCATAAATCTCTCGCATATTTTTATCCAAGATTCCAATGAACTGCTGCTGACTTTGCGGCAGATGCGTTTCTTGAAATTGTTTAAGTTTTTGATTCCAAACTTTAAATTTATTTTTTTTCATTTGTATTAAAAGGACAATCACTCAACCATTCATCACAGACCAAACATTCTCCATTATGATCTGGATTGCATGGTAATTGAAATATGTTGCCAATTACTTCAATATCATCACCACTCCATACCCCCATGTAATCTTTTTCATTAACCTTCACATGATAACCAGCATCTATAAAAACTACTTTCCCTCCATAGTTTTCATTAATAAAATCATCAGAATATGATCTAATAATATCACCTTCGTAAATCTCTTTTTTATTCTTATCATATTCTCCAGTAAATTGCTGAACAACATATTCATCACCACCAGAACCATTCTGAAGGTTTTGAAATTGTCCATTCAAAGTAAGAACATAATGTCCTTGATATCCTTTATCTGGATAGATAAATCGTTTGCCTAACTTGTCCCAGGCTCGGAATTTAATTTGTCTATTCATATTTTTAAAAAAAACCGGTCTTGAGCCATAGCTCTCGTCTTACTAAAGAATCTTCTGGAGCATTTGGCGGCCAAATAAATGTAGCATCAATTATATTAAAATTGTTTGATTTGTCAACTGCATATTCTACTTTTATTGCCGCCTTAGCAGAATCATCTGTTATTGCCCCATTTTCATTTAAAAAAAATGTTCTATTTTGAGATAGTGTAAAATTTCCAACATGTGGTATTGGAATAGACTGATCTCTGGATTCTCTTGGAAAGGAGTCCCATATACTAAAAATCGTTTCACAAAAATTGTTTGCTATCGTTTCGTTTTCTACTGAACGAACTGAATATAAAGCAATAGAAAGTAAACCAAAAATGCTTACTATAACAGAAGAGAATATGCCTATCGCTGCGATTACCTCAATAAGGCTGAATGCTTTTTTATTCATATTTTAATTCTTTCCAATTTGTATCTTCTGGCATTATTTCTATTTTGCCATCGAATTCTTCGGCTTTTTTAATAATGTCCTGTATCACGCCAGTTCCGTACATATTCATTCCGTAGTTATTTTTAAAGCATTTATATATAGAACCAGAGAATCCTTCAAACAAATAATAATGTTTGCTTTCTGATACGGCTTTAATACCGCTGTTTAATTTCCAAGAATCGCCATTAAGATAACCACCATACCAATTAGCAAATACTTTGTATGTTAAAGCGTTCTTTGCTTTAAGTTTAACTACTACCCATTTATCAGGCACATATTCACTCATTTTTTATTATCCTTTGATTTTAATTCTATTTTTCCTTGATTATCTATAATAGCATATGTAATTGGTAAATCACATTGAGAGCCAAGATTAACACATTCAATACCGCCAATATGTTCATGCTTTGGTACATGAGTGTGACCAAAACATACAGCATCATATTTCCCATTATAACAATGCTGTGCTATTTTTATAGTTAAATTGTGGGCGGCATCATGCCACATTTTTATTTTTCTTTTTATCTTTCTTGTGTATTTTTGCTTCTTATCAATTTTTTGTAAAATATAATATACGGCACTAGCTAGTTCGGTTAGCACTGGTTTGGTTGAAATAAAAAAATCCCATTTGTCTCCATGTACAAACAAAATCTTTTTGTTGTTTATTTTTACTTCATACTGTTCCTTAAAGTCTAAGCCCATTAAGGAAGATATCATTTCTAAGTCTTTATCATGATTGCCTTTAATAAAAATACATTGTATGTTTTTAGATATTTTTCTTAATGTAGAAAGTATTTTCCATTGCTTTTTACATAAACGATGAATGTGATAACTATCTAACAAATCTCCACAGATGATTAACTTATCGTATTCTTCTTCTTCTAAAATTTGAAGAGTTAGATCAGCTTGACAAATAGGACTCTTC